TTGTGAAAAACGACAAGCTCCACGAAATCCGCTGTTTTTGCGTTTGCGTAATGCGTTTTTACTATATCACCCTCGAAAATACGCGCGCCGTTCTTGTCCGTAAGGCCCGTAAACTGTCCGACCGTTCCGGGGTCAACCTCGTAAACGCTTGAAAATTCGCCGTGCGTGTAATATTCCGCTTCTTCGATTATGTACGATTTTTCCGCGTCCTCCATAACATTTATCGCGTTTACCAAGTGCCCCTCAATCCATGCGCGGACGGGCGTTTCGACGAGAATATTGTCGGTCGTCTTGCCTCTAAATATTATGTCTCTCATTCCTCGGCCTCCCTCTCGTTAATCGCCTTAAATAAAGGCGTATATCCGTTCGGCATACGATACCACGCGTAAACGTTCGTTTCATCAATTTTTATCTTTTCTTTTTTTGCGCGTGTTTTTGTGTAAAGTTTTTCGCTTTCTACGATCGGAAAGTCTTTATTTGAATACATAGGCAAGCCCGATTTTCTGCACCATTCGGCGCGGTAGGTTTTATAATACGAGTTATAACTTTCTTTCGTTTGTTCTAAATAATTCATTGCACTTTCTCCGTCAAATAGCATTTTAAAACCTCGGATATATCCGCGATAAATACAAGGTTTTCACCGTCCCACCCCATAATCTTTTCATTCTCGATATAAATTAGGTCGGCTTGAATATTCGTGTAAGTTCCGTCCTTAAATTTTGCTACAAGTTTTTTCATAATTTAAAGTTCGCGTGGGCCTCTATACATTGCGTCCGCGTTACGTTCCGTTATTTTCGTTATCATGTTTTCGAGGCTTGCAAGCCATTTTCCGAGCTCTTCGGCGCGGCCTTTGTGATATGCCGCTTTTACGCCCTTCTCGGCCTTTGCTGCCCGCTTTGCTTTCTGCAACTCTTTACAAACCGCGTTTGCTTGCTCGTTTAATTCGGTCAAAAAATTCATTGTTTTTTTATCCCCTTTGTTTTATGTTTCACGTGAAACATTTTTTATTTTTAGTTACGAATTGACGCGGTTTTCTCATACCTCGTTTACATTAACGAGAAGTAGCCCGAGCCGTTCCGCCTGCTCGATCTCCGCAAGCATTCCCTCGCTTATTCCGTAAGCCTCGCCGACAATAACAACCTCGCAAGCTGCGAGCAATTCAAGGCCGATATTTAGGCCCGCCGCCCTCTCCGCGGGGTCGTCGTCGTTTAATGCCTCCGTTAAGTAAAGGTGCGGGCAAATAGGCGCGCAACCGCAATCTGCCGCAAATCTCACAAGCTGCCGCGCATACGCTTTATTTCGTTTCACGTCGCCGCGGTACGGGCTGCAAATATACGCTTTTTTCATTCCTCCGCCTCCTTCTCCATGCAATACGGGCAAATTAAACGCTCGTAAGCTGCGCGGAGGGCTATTTCGCCGAGGGCCTCCGCTATACGTTCATAAAAAACCGTCTGTGACATGTAAAAGCCTTGTCGGTTTAATTCTCGTAAGGTCCACCAAAAGCCACGACCCGCCATATAACGCGCGCGCAATATAATAGCTTTGTCGGTGCCCGCGATCTCGTCAAGGTAGCGCAAAATAAGGCGCTGCCATTCGGCGGGCGGGTTTTTGTCTCGGAGCTGCTTTTCAATCTCTTTTTTTATTGATTTTTTCATTCCGTCTCACTCCTAAAAATATAACGGTAAGGCTCTATGATAATTCGCGCCTCATATTCGACCGAGCTTGTTTGCTTCACGGCCATTTTTACATCTGCCCCGCCGTTTTTTGAAAGTTCCTCGGCGATCTCTTTTAATGCCTCGGCAAGCCTTTTGTTTCCCGCTGCTTCTTTTTCCTTATATTCGATCAAATCGCCGAGCAAGTTTGCCGATATACCGCAAGCCCAGCTTTCGAGCGTGCCGTCGCCTAAAATTTCGCAATCCGCGATCTTACGCAAAAGGGCGGCGCACTCTTTCGCTCTTTCAATGTAATGTGCTTTTTCCATTCCTTCGCTCATTTTTCAAACTCCTTTAAAACGTTTATTTCTTTCGGGTCTGCTATTGTTAAGCTGCTGTTTTTGCTTAAAAGCTCCACTTGCAAAACATATTTTTTGCGGCGCAAGCTGTTAAGGTGAGAGGCGCGGACGCGAATTGTAAAGGCGGAAATGCACCCGTATTTTATGCCCTTATGTTCGACGGGTAGACAATGGCGCATTGCGTTTATAATTTCCGCGTTTTCTTCCATGATCTCCGCGCACGTTTTGCAAAGCTCGTGATCGGCGGGAATAATAGCGCGGCAAATCAAACATTTATTTTTTTCCATTGTTGCCCCCTATCCGTCGTCTTTGCATGTGTCGTAATGCCTGCAAAAGAGGCAACAATGCGGGCAATCTTTAAACGGGTGTTTTATCCAATAAATAAAGCGTTTAAAAAGCCTTTTCATTTCGGCCTCACTTTCTGCTTTTGCGTTTCGAGGTTGTTTGAATGATCGCACACGGGGCACGGCGCCGTTATTTGACCGCCTTTAAGTTCGTCGGAGGTCCAAAATGCGTTATAATGCACTTTTTCGCCCTCCTCTACTTGATAAACGCAACCGCACACGCCGCACGTTACGGGCTTAAATTTTGGTAGCTTTATAATTTTCATTCGCCCTCGTCCTCCCTCTCGGCGTTGCTTTGCTTGTTAGAAAGCGCCATTTCGCATTGCTCGTAAATGCCCTTAATACGATTTACAAAACTCTCGTTAATGCAATCGTAGGGCAAAACAAGGCCGACAAGCATAAACCCTTCTTTAATAACAAAATAGCTGCTGCCCGACGCGGTCGTGCGCTCAAATATATAAAGCATGTCGTCGTCGCTGTCCGCAAAGGGCGACAAATATTTGCTTTGTATAAATTCTATTCCGTGCGCTGTCGTGATCGGAATAAGGCCACCGAATAAAGGCTCGCCTCGGGTGCATTGCGTCTCGCTCTCCGTGTCGTCGCTATAATCGTAAAGCGACGGCAATTTTAAATCGAAAGTGATGTGCATTTTTGCGGCCTTCTTTGCCGAAATGTCGTAAACCTTGCAAATATTCGCCTCGTCAAACAACGGAAAGTCAAACAACGGGTAAAGCGCGTAGCCGTCCGAAATCCATTGTTTGCCTTCATTTTCAAAAATTCGCAACTGCCCGCTTTTTTTGCAAAGATTTATAATTTTCTTGATCTCCATTTTTTATTCCTCGTCTATGTAATTTTTACAAAACTCGCGGCGGAAATCCTCAACGCTCCACCCGTAATAATTCATGGCGGCCCGCTGCGCCTCCGCCTTTAATCGGTTGTTTATTTCGGCGTTTACGTGGACCGAATTTTCGCCGAATATATGGCATTTGTTATGGTGTAAATAAACGGTCAAGCCGTATTTTTCCGATTTTTTGCGCAAATACGCGCCGAAAACGTGGTGCTTGTCCAACGGGTCGTAATATCCCGCGGGCTCCCCGCACAAATAACAACGCGACCGCGATAAATGTAAAATACTATTTGCCATTTTCAAAACCTCCGTTTACTTTCGTTCAAACCATACGCCCGTTAAATGCCGTATAACCTCGGTAAGAGGGGCGCGGAGAATATGCGCCGCCGCCTCCTTGTTTTCGGCTTTAATACACAAATTGACCGCGTTTCCCGTTACTTTAAAAGTTTTCATTTTCCCCGTTCCCCTTTGTTTTATTTTTTCTTTACTGACATAACGACGGCGGCGGCAATGATCGCCACAACCTCGGCCCCGATCGTTACCAAAACGCCGCACCAAAATTCGGGTATAAACATTTTTTCACCTCCATTGTTTCACGTGAAACATTTTTTATTTTTCGCCACGAATTGACGCGCTAAACACGCCACTTTCTATAAGTCTTGTTACAACCCGCTTTATCATTATCGGCGGGACGCTCATTCCGCAAATATATGTTGCTTGTTTAAAATTGCGTTTTTTAAATTTATAATCTTGCGGGAATGTCTGCGCGCTTAATATGTCCTCAACCGAAACGCGCGTTTTTTCTTCCCCTCGCAAAATTTCGCCTGCTCCTGCTATTGTTTGCATAACATTTTCAGGCCAACAAATCCGATGATTAAATAACTTTTCTTTTTCTCCACAACGGACGATCGTATCGCTAATACGTTTGTCGCCCTTCGCCGCCTTCTGCAACCACTTATATATAACGGTATTCTCGTTAAGTTTTTCGCCCTCTCCTTTTTTAATCTCTCCGTATGGTATCGGCGCATAATTAAACGTCATATCAATATTATCAATGTTAAAATCAATGTCGTTTCGCATCGCGACAAACACGACACGGTGTCGCGTTTGTGGTACGCCCATTATTTCGCCCTTTAATAACCAATGTCGGGTATTATATCCTATATCTTTTAATTGTTTGTAAATCTCTTGAACGTATGTCCACGCCGCGCCCAACATCAAACCTTCGACGTTTTCCATTATAACGATTTTTGGCTTTAATTTTGCGACCGTTTCAATAAAGACAAACGAAAGGTCGTCGAGCGTCTGCTCCGCTTGTCCCTCTCTAAATTTCTTCTTTACGCCCCACCCCTCTTCGCGTTTTCCTGCGATCGAAAACGTTGTGCAGGGCGGCGAGCCGTCGAGAATGTCAAGGTCGAGTAATTCGGAGGGCAGCTCCGCGTTTGGTATTTTATTAAAATCGCGTATATCCATTAAAAAATTATGTTTAGGCTTGTGATTTTCTATATATGTTTCATTCATTTCGGGGTCGATCTCGCAACAACCCAAAACGTCACAACCCGCCAATTTATAACCCATTGTCGAGCCGCCGCCGCAAGCAAAACACGAAAAAACAGTTAAACCGTTTTTTTCTTTCGGATAATCTGAAAAATTCCATTTCCAATCGTAGGATTTTATAGGCTTGTATTTTTCGCCGTCCTCCATAAAATCAAAAATATCAAAATTTTCCACTTAATTTTAAATCCTTTCTTTATTGATAACAAAACAAAAGCATTTTTATTTTTTCGCCACGAATTGACGCGGTATAGATAAATTAAAGAGTTTCCAAAAATTCGATATACTCGCGCATTTTTTCCGCCTCGCGCTTTATAGATCGTATTTGACGCGGAGAAAGCCCCGTCCCGCGGTATTCTTCAAGCTCGCATTTTTCGCGCTCTGTCATTTTATACTTTGAAAACATTTAAAAGCCTCCCTCTCGTTACGTTTTTATTTTTTAGCTATATAACCAACTACCGACGCCATTGTTTTCATGCTTTCTGTTGTTATTTCTGTCTAAACGTTCGGCGCCTCTTGTTATTGCTTCCTTAAAATAAGCAAGTTTATTATTTATTTCGTTACCGTCCATGTCGCAAGGTTGCGCCTTATAACGGCCGATAAAATACCATAAGCAAGACCTTACAATTTCAAAGCCGAAATCGTCTATTAAATTTTTAAATATATTATTATATTCGTCTATGCAGATGTCGTAAGGCTCAATATAATTTATTTCTATCAATTTTTTTGTTAAACTGCTCGGCTCAAAAAGCGATATTTCGCTTTTATCCATTTTATCTATTTTATCTTGATTTTCAGTATTTAATTTTTCAGTATTTAATTCTTTTATACTTAATTGTGGCGGGTTTTCCGTCGTCGTTTTTTCCGTTGACGGATTTTCCGCAAACGGTTTATCCGTTGTCGGCTTTTCCGCTTTCGTCTGTATAGGCTGCTCGAATATCTCGTAATTATAGCCGCTAAATTTACCGCGGGCGTCGATCGCCTGCGTTCGCTTCAAATAACCGAATTTTTCAAGCTCTTTTAATGCGGCGTTTACGCTGTCTTTCCCGTCCTTACTCAACGTTACAAGCCCCGCGGCGGAATAGTCCCAATTTTCGGGTAAAGAAAGCATTAAAGATAATAGCCCCTTTGCCTTTAAAGACAAGCCCCTCTCTTTAAAATGATAATTTGATAAAACGGTGTAATTTTCGTTTTTATGTACGCGAAAAACCGCCATTTCCATAAAGCCCCCCTATAACAAAACCCCTTGCAAGAGGCTTTGTGTGTGGGCACGCCGCCCCCTTCAAGGGGTTTCTCGTCAATGTTCAGTTATTACGCCAATAACGGCCCCACAACCGCCCATTGACTAAAAGTATTATAACTCGGAAAAATCAAAAAATCAACGTTTTGTTGCAAATTCATAAATTGTTTACAAATTGACGCGGTGTTTGCAAAACAAAAAGGCGGTCCTCTTTGCTATCTGTAAACGCTTGAATTATGCCGCGCTCGCGGCCGAATACAAGGCGCGTCTGTCCGTCAAGCCCTGCCTTTTGCTCCAATAGGCGCACCCGCGCAAGGCTGCGGAAAACGGCCGAATATTTGCCCGCGATAAATTGCCGCGCCTCTTCCTTGTTTGCGAGCTTTACGCCCTTTTTGCCGCTTATAATGATTTTTTGAATTATTCCGCTTTCGTTGATCTCGGAAATATCGCGCGTCATAAGAAGGCGGGCCCCGCTGTCGTGAAAGGCTTGTCCCTCTCCGATCGGGTACAACTCGGGAAGAGCTGCCGCAATATCACGTTGTAGCGTCCATTCGTCCCCCTGCTCCTTTAATAACCTATATAGCCGCCATTGTCGCGCGTTTAATTCGCTCATTTCTCGGCCTCCCTCTCCGCCCTCTCGACGATCTCCTTTAATTTATCCATTCTATACTGCGAAATATTTAAATCGCTTTCAAGCTCCAAAACTCGCCCTGCTAAAATTTCAACCGCTTTTAATAAGTTAGTTTCCTTCATTGCAAAACCTCCGTTTTTTCACTTTTTCGCCCGCTTTTAGAACGTGCGTTCTTATGTTGCATACAAGTATTATACTAAAATAATTTTTCTGAAATCAATACTTTTTACGGCAATTTGTGAATATTTGCGTTAATGCGCGTCGTTCTGTTTACTTCCCGTTTTATTTGTGGTATGGTAGAGACAAAACTAAAAAGAGAGAAGGAAAGGAGGGCGTAGTTTTGGCACACATCGGCGACAAATTAAAAACCCTACGAAAAGGCCGCAAACTGACGCAAGATCAAGTCGCGGACCGCTTCGGGCTCACGCGCGGGGCTATTTCCAATTTTGAGATCGGGAAACGCAAACCCGATATAAAATTATTGCAAGCCTTCGCGGAGTTTTATTCCGTGCCGCTTGATTATTTCGGCGATCAAACGCAAAAGGACGATCTTTTCGACCTTTTAAGCCGTGCAAAAGTGATATTTAAAGACGACAACGTAAGCAGGGAAACAAAAGAAGAGCTATACCGCGAGTTTATGAAACTATATTTAGAGTTAGAAAAATAAATATTTTTCGGGGGGTTGTTTTTTTATGTCAAAATTAACAGTAAACGACGTCGCGGCCCGTTTGGGTTGCTCGCCGCAAACTGTGCGTTTAGGCCTTCAACGTGGAGAGTTGCCTTTCGGGGCCGCGATCAAGACAAGCAGTAAATACACCTATATTATTTACGCCGATAAATTAAAGGATTTTGTCGAGCTATGAGAATGCCTAACGGTTTCGGCTCTATTGTCAATTTAGGCAAGAAACGCCGCCGCCCGTGGGCCGTCCGTTTAACTGTCGGGTGGGGCGCTGACAAAAAGCAAAAGTTTAAATATTTGAGCTATCACGAAAAACGCAAGGACGCGCTCGACGCTCTTATTTCGTACAATAAAAGGCCTTACGATATAGACCGCGCCTCTATAACGTTTTCGGAGGTTTTCGAGGCGTGGGCGGCCCGTAAATTCGACGAGCTCGGGGCAAGCTCTGTGCGCAATTATAAGAGCATTTACCGAAAATGCGCGGAATTATACGACACGCCATTTCGAGAGCTCAAAACGGCCCATTTGCAGGCCGTCGTGGACGCAAACAAACGCCTTGCGCATGTTACCCTTTTAAAGGTCCTTTTCGGGCAGCTTTACGGGTATGCGTTAAAAAATGATATTTGCGAAAAAGACTATTCGCAATTCGTCGAAATTCCGACGAAAGAAAAAAAACTCGAAAAAGTCCCGTTTACCTCCGACGAGGTGCGGAGGCTTTGGCAACATAAAGACGAGCCCTTCGTCGATCTCGTTTTGATCTTGCTTTATACGGGCATGAGAATTTCCGAGCTAATCGAAATGAAAATAGAAAATATAAACCTCGACGAGCGTTACATGATCGGCGGGTTAAAAACGGCCGCGGGCAAAAATAGGATTATTCCGATACATGCGGAAATAATGCCGCTAATAAAGGCGCAATATTCGCCCGATAAAAAATATTTGTTTCAATCGGTCCGAGGAAACAAGCTGCAATATAATTATTTTGCCGCCTATAAATTCGCGCCGCTTATGAAAAAATTAAAAATGTCGCATACATTACACGAAACGCGGCACACGTTCATTTCGCAAGCCGACCGCGTGGGCCTCAATGCTACAATTTTAAAAAAGATCGTCGGCCATGCTAACGGCGATATTACGGTCCATTATACGCATAAGGATATAAGCGAGATTTTGGAGGAAATAAAAAAGTTTCACTATTAGAGCGTGTGTATTTTATGTATATTGCGTAAATAAATTTATATTTTTCGACACTATTTTTATAAAAAGTCGGAAAAAAGAAAAAGAGCAAAAGGCAAGCCCCGCAAGGCTTGCGGCCATTATGCTCGCGCCGCTTTTTGAAAATTTTTCTATATGTCCTTTCGATTTAGTACGTTGTAATCTGCATTTTGTATTAAAAAGCCTTGTTTTGTAGGGTTTTATAATGTCGCTGTATATTCCCCGTATATTACGGGTATTTTTCGCCCCTGCTTCATACTGACGCGGGGGCGTCTTTTTATGCAAAAACCGCTAATGTTCATAAATTGAGAAAATATGCACGTTAAAAGCAAAAAAAGAGGCCCGCGGCCTCCCTTTATTTACATCTATGCTTTTAACGCTGCCGCAATAGCTGCGCCGATCACGTCCGCGCCGTGCTTCTCATATAGCGCGCGGTCGGTGTAGTTATCCAAAAAGAAGAGCTCCACGAGGACCGCGACCGCCTTTGTGTTTTTTACAACGTAAAGGCCGCGCCCGTCCTTTATTCCCCTATTACGAAAGCCCAAATTTGCCATATTGCCGCAAATTTTCACCGCCTGCGGCACTTTCTCCCCTTTCCACGTCCAACATTCCACCCCGTGCCCCTTATGGCCCGTGGAGGCGTTGCAATGTATCGACACGAATAAATCCGCCCCGCTGTTATTTGCAAGCCTGCAAACCTCTTTTAAATATGCGTTTTGAGACGGCGCGTTGTTTACGGTCGAATTATAAACCGTGTGCCCGTCCTTTTTGAGCTTCTTAATTAAAGCATTTGCAACGGCGCGCGTGATCTCGCCCTCGTTAAAACCTTTATAAGCTGCCCCGCTGCCTGCTCCGCTTCTTGTATGGCCTGCATTTACCGAAATTTTCACAAAAACCGCCCCTTTCTTATGCTTCTATATGTCTATTTTAACACAAAACGCAACAAAAAGACGCGTTTATTTTAAATTTAGTCGGGGGGTTATACGCTTTTTTATATTTAATTCGCTCCTACGCGCCCGTATAAACACAAAAAACGGGGGTTTTATCCCCCGTTTTTCATATCCTCACGAATAAGCCGTTTAATATAGGTCGTCGTCGCCTCGCTCGCGGCGTTCCGATCGTCGAGGCGTTTTTTTATGTCCTCGTCCGTCGGGTAAAGCTCCAAAAATACCCGCTTGACCTTCTTTTTATATTTTTTCCGCGCCGTGCGGTTGCTGTCATTGATCGCCATTTTATCAACCCTTTTTTTCGTCGTCTTTAATAATATAAATTTGCTTTTCTTGCGAAACGGCTTTAATTCCGCTAAATCCGAAACGCTTAATAGCTTTATTGATCGCCGACGTTCCCGAGCACGCGGAAACGTATGTCGTGTCGTCAACTCTTGCGCACTCATACCCCCCCGCCACAAACTCGTCAAGCAGCTTTAAAAGCCTCGTTCTTTCAAACCTTCTTTTGATCTCGCTTCTTTCAACCTTTACAAGTTTCATTTTTTAAAATCCTTTCTGCGGGTTTTATGCCTCCGCGGGGCTTATTTATATTTAATTGTTTTGCCATTCATCAATTTTTGAAACAATTTTTTCAAGGCTTGCCGCCTCACCGATCGCGCCGTTTTCCCTCAACATGTCGCATATTGCTAAAAGCTCAAAGCGGACGTCCTCCGCCTCGTATTTTGCCGTGTTTATTGCTTCTTGCGTTGTCATTTTTAAATCCTTCCCGCGGGGTTGTAACCGCGCCGCGCTTGCGGCCCTGCATTACCACCGCCCGAAAAGGGCGGCGTTACTCTGCAATTACTTATGTGCTTCGGCGACAACAACGGTTTTTCTTCTTTTTTTGCTCGTAAACCCCATTTTGCAAATCATAACCTTAACAACATAGGGGAGCTTCCATTGTTCGTTTCCAAAGGCTCTTGCCTCTTGCTCTGTGGGAAAATCCTTGTCAAAAATACGCCCCTTTTTTGTCCAACTGCGAACATAATACCAACCGCCAATGTATGCCACCTTAAAGCCCTCTCTTTCCACGTTTTCCTTATAGGGCGGTTTTGCCGCCGTCCTCGGCGTTGTTGTGTTAGACTGTGCCGTAGTAAATAAAAAGCACACCTCTTTCGCGCTCGGTGATTATTCCGCAAGCGCGCAACGCTTTTACATATCCCGCTATGAGCATTTGCGTTTCTCTTGCTTCGCTTTCTCTGTTTGCTTTCAAGAGGTTTTTTCTCCAATCCCTATGTTTTTCAAGGAAAATTTCGTGCGTTGTTCCTTTAATTTTCTCGATCGCTGCTCTTGTCATTTTCTTTTTTCCTTTCGTTCTGTCGGCGGTTTTCCCGCCCTTGTGACTATATTATATCATACCCCCGCGGGTATGTCAATAGATTTTTGTAAAATTCTGTCTATTCTCCGTTTTGCACAAATTCCCCGCCCGTTTTTGTCTATTTTGTGCAAAAAGAAAAGGCAGCCCCGAAAGGCTGCCTCCGTTTTATATGAACGGTTTTTTAAAGGGTTTTGTTTTCCGCCTGCTTCGCGTTTACCTTGCGCGTGAAAGCGACAATTTCGTCGATCTTGTCGAGCCAATAATCGGCGTCGAAATTATAGCCGCGCTGCAAGGCGTAAGCCTGCAACTTTGTAAAGACGTTGTCCTTCTTCATTGCGCCCGCGCTCGCCCCTCTCGACTTCATGACCGCGTCAAAGCCTGCAAATGCTTCCTCCGCGCCCGCGACGAGCTCCTGCGCCGTTGCGAGCATGTCGTTTTCCGCTGCGGCCCTCTCCGCCGCGGTTGCGGCTGCTTTTCTCGCCTTGTTAGCGGTGTAAAGTTTTACACCGAGAGGAACGACCGAGCCCAAAAAGGCGACGATCACGCCGACAAGCTGCATAATAAAAGTAAAGTTTTCCATGTTTTAAGCCTCCTTAAAAATAGCAATGGATTTTTTCGTTTTCGCGGCCGCCGAAATAGCGGTTTGCCATTTGTCGGCCGTCTGTCGGGTAAATTTCCCCGCCGTGATAGCTGCGGGTCGTTAATACCCGATATTCACCCGCGGGCATATTCTCAACGCAAATTAAAGCATTGCGCGGGGGCTTTTCGGCCCGTATGCCCTTTTCGGGGTCCCACTCGCAAAATTCGCCGACAATAACGACGGAATTTAAACGAGTTTTAATGTAAAGTTTCGCCATGTGCGAAAACCTCCGTTTTTTCTTGATGTTTAGTAGGCGCGCGCGCCATATATGCGGGGCTTTTCATTTCGTTTAAGCTCCTTTTTTCAAAGATTTAAAACGAAATTAAAATGCGTTCGGCTTATTAAAGGCAATGGTGCCGCGAATGTTGCTAATGCCCGAAACAACCGTCAAGGGCAACGTGCTAACAAGATCGGTGCAGCTCAAAAGGCCGCCGCCCGCAAACTGAATAACCGAGCTTATTTGCGAAAATCCCGAGCGCGACACGGTCGGCGCGTTCATTCCGTAAAGGATAGCAACGGACGCCGCGCCGCTTTGACCTACCACGGCGCATTGTACGCCGCTTGTGGCCGTATATGCGTAATATTCGCCGCCGTTTATGCGTAAAAGGCCCGCTGTCGCCGTTTGGAAACAATAGCAGTTATTTATCATGTTTGCGACGCTGCCGCGGCAATTCGTAAACGTTCCCAAAGTCGAAATATAGCTGTCTTGATATGCCGTTATATCGAATTTGCAACGCTCGGCCGTAATGCGGCCCGAGGACGTGTCAAAAGCGCGAATAATCGTAGAGGCGGCGGTATTGCTTGCCGAAACGTTCGCGCCGATCACGTGGACGTCGCGCCCGTAAAAAATTATATGCCTTACCCCGCTTGCGCAAGGGAAATGCATTTTTTCGACGCCCGAAAAGTCAAAAACAAGCCTTTTCGTTGCGTCGGTCGCAAGGCCGAGCGCGAGCCATTGATAACCGTTCGTGCTCGTTCCCGCGCCTGCATACGGCGCGGAGGCTTTGAAATTTCCGAAAACCTCAATTTTTACGAAAGCGTCGGAGGCAAGGGCCGAGAGGCCCGCGGACCCTCCCCATTTCGCAAGAAATGCGGCGGCGTCGCTCGTTACGGTTGCGGGGTTGTATTCGCCCGCGTGGAAAGCCTGCGCGATCTGCGACAAAACGATATTATCGTTTACGCCGTTACAAATATATTTATATTTGTCGGTGTTCGAGAGCTTTAAAACCTCCGCCTGCAATACTTTGTATTGTTCGAGGACCGTTCCGAGGCCTTCGCCGTCAATAAATTTATTAACGACGACCTCAACGACCGCCCCCGCTGCTTTTGCGCTCTTAAACGTTATAACGTTGCCGTCCACGGTGTAGGCGCTTTCCCTCTCCTTTATGCCGTTTGTGTAAACGTTGAGAATGTCAAGGCCCGTCCACCCGTATTGCGGAATGTCAAAGGTTACGGTCGCCGTTGCCGACGTCAATGTTACCGCGTCCGTGTATTCAAGGACGATCGCGTCGTAATAATTGTCGTAGCCCTTCGCGGCGGTTACATACGGGCAAAAACCGAGGCTTTGCCCCGTCGTCGTAATAACAACGCTTTCCGCGTCTCCGCGCAAATCTTGAATTTTGCCCGACGCGATCTCGGTTGCGTAAGGGTCAACCGTGATCTTTGCAAGCGCGAGCTCGTAAACAAGGTCCGTGCGGGTGAGCGCGGGAATTGTTGCGCCCTCTCCCTTCTTATAAGCGAGGTAAGTATTGCGGACCGCGGGCGAGCGATCAAAGCGCAAAACAATAAGGTCGGTGCGCGCGGTCGAGCCCGTGGGCGCGGTGTCAATATTAAACGTTTTCGCGCTGTCGTTTCTGTACGGCTTGCCGTTAATAACAGCCTTGCCGACGTCAACCGAGACGGAAAGCCCGCCCGCGGCGGTTACTTTTAAATTCGTGCTGCTCTTAATAACGCCCGTAACAAAAATAACGTCTAAAAAGTCGCTTATGTCGTCGGCGTTATAGTTCCGATCGTAGCCCGTAGGCTGTGAGGGGTCGGGCAATGCGTTATAAAATAAAGATTTTTCGGCCATTTTGCCACCTCCTATTCAAGACGCGAAATTCTCGTCTCGTGGTCGTCTAACTTTTTATAGATTTTGCCGTGTGTCTCGCGGCTGTTTTCCTGCATTTTTGAAACCGTTTCTTTTAATTGCTTAATAACCGCCCGAAATTCGCCGAGCGTTTGATTGAATTTTGACGAAAAAGACAAAATAACAGCAACAAAGGCCACGATCTCGGACAAGATCAAAAAAACGTCCCAACTTTGCATGTTTTTCAACCTCCATATTCTACAAGCTCGCTATATTTGCGGTCCTGCCGAAAGGTAATTTTCAAAATGCGGGGCGTGATATAAACGCCCAAGAAATCGTCTTGCACGCGCACGCGGTCGCCGAGGTTGTAATCCTCGCCGAAAACGTAAGAGCTCGCCGCCGTGTCAATCTCGCCCTCGAAAATCTCGACGCGCTGCAATTCGGCGAGTTTTGCTTTACCTCTTTCGGTAAGCCACCCTCTATAAGTAGAGAGGCCGCCCGCCGTGGCAAGGTCAAGCTCCTTTTCTGTGCCGTCTGCGGCGGTGTATTTGCTCGATACGTCCTTTGCGTCAACGAATACCTCCGCGCGGTCTATGCCGCGCAAATTCGGGGCGCTGTCGTATTCCTGCAATATTCGCGCCGCGCCCTCTCCCTGCCCTCCTATAAGGGCATAAGAGCGAAACGCGGCAACGTTGCGCGTGTAAGAGCTCGAAAGAAGGTTGTCGAACGTCTGCGAAAAAATAATTGTGTCGCTTCGGTCCACCCCCTCGTAAAGCCTATAACGAAAGACGTTTGCGGCGCCAATCGTAAGGTCCGCGCCGACCTCATACGCTTGTAAAAGCGCGTCCGTGTAATCTAATAAGTTAGAATACGAGACTTGCGTTTCCGTTATTTGCTTTACAACCGTGCTTTCAAGCGTCACCAACCCGTCGATTTTTCGGACGTCGCCCGCGCTTGCTCCTGCGTGCGCTCGTATCAAATCAAAGACGGCCGTTGTAATATCGCCCGCGAGCTGCGTTTGCTTGTTTATTATCCGCTTGCCAAGTATTGCTTTTGCTTGCCGACCCGTCGCGCTTATCATATAACCGCGGCGCGCCTCGTATTTTGCGTCTACGCCCTCTATAACCCAAATAAAAGGCTTGTTTGGTAAAGATATATAGTTACCCTCTTTCAAGGCAGCAAGGGCGGTATTTGTCGCCCTCGTGTAAACTTGAAATTCTCCGACGCCGTAATATGTAAGCTCAAACCAACACTCGGCGGGCTCGATAATCGCAAAAGGCAGGCGCGAATATTTGTCGCGTACCTCTACGTATGAAATCAACGCTCCCACCTCCGCGAAAAGTAAATGTTAAAATATGCCTTTGTGTCCTCGTTTTCGGTGACAATATTAAACTCGTTTTCGCCCGTTTCAAGCTGCAACCATTCTTTGCCGACGTACTCCAAAAGAGACAAGACGGGCACGCCGTTTTTATAGGCGCTGCCGTTTATCGTTATCGCCTTTGCGTTTTTGTGCGTGGAAATAATAACCTCGTCGCCGTCGTTTAGCGTCGTGTTTAAGCTCATATAATAGCCGTTTTGCTCACCCGACGCGCACGCAATGCGAGGGTTTACAACCTCCCCGAAAGCGTTTATAACGAGCGTAAAGCCGACCGACGTGTCGCCGTCGTTTATGATCTTTTGCGTAAGCTCGTTATTTGTCACGCCAAACGGGACGCCCGCCTCGGGCAAGCCGCGGCCCTCTTCGGGAAAATAAAGCAAGTCGAGAATTTCCGCAATGCTGCCGACAAGTTCCTCCGTGTCCTCCCAATAAGGCTGACCGCAATAAAGGTGCAATTCGACCGCCACGGCGTCGGAAATTCGGGTATAGGGCGGAACGGTTACGCGTCCTTCGATCTTCGTTTCCCTCTCGCCCTCTCGCTTTATCAATTTGCCGATCTGCTTTGATTTAACGACGGCGTGGAAAATGTCAAGGCTTGCCGCCACGTCGCCACGGAGGGCAAATTTTAAGGCAATGCCGCGCGGTAAGGCTCGGGCATGATCTACGACCGAGCCGTCCGCGTATGTGTTTTCCGTCTCTGTAAAATCGACGTCGACGCCGTGCAAACCTTCGGCGGCGATCAATGTAAAATATTTTCTATTGTTCAAAAGGTCGAGCCGTTGCCCGTTTTTGTTCTCAAAAATAAGCTCCATTTTTTACGCCTCCGAAAGTTTCATAGCGTTTAAGGTTTCAACCTTCGCGCGGTGCAATTCGTATTGCGTCGGCTGCAAGCCGTTAAACGTTTGATAAACGTTATAAGTATTGCCGCCGATATTCTGCACGCTCTGCCCTGCTGCGTTGCCTCCACCTATGCCAACCGCCCCCGCGTAATTGACGCGGGAAAGCGTGTTATTTGCTCCCTGCATTGCCTTTGCAAATCCGCCAACATAACCCTCGGCGGAAAATTTGCCCATTTCCGCGAAAACCTTTGACGGGCTCGCAATTCCGAGCAGCTTTTTAATGCCGCCGACGATCGTTTTGTTAAAAAATCCGCTGATTTTATCCCAAATCCAACCGCCGAGGCTCTTCATGCCCTCCCATAAGCCTTTGAGCATGTCAACGCCGATATTAAAGAGGGCCTTATAACCGCCCGCGAGCCCCTTTACGATCGAGGAAATGATCTGCGGGGCGTTGCTTACGAGCTGCGACGCAATTTTCGGAATTGCTTTTAAAATTTCGCCGAGCATGGAAACGGCCGTCGAGAAAATACGGGGCGCGTTGCTTGCTAACGTCGATAAAATTGTCGTTGCAATTTTCGGCAAATTGCTTGCGAGGCTCGAAACAATGGACGGAATGGCCTTTACAATTTCCATTAAAAAGGAAATCGCCTGCTTTAAGAGCTTCGGCCCGCTTGTTACAAGAAAATCAATAACCGATTTTAAAATTTTCGGCAGGGCCGAAACGAGGGCCGAAAGGACCGACGGCAACGCGCGCACCAACGAAAGAAAAGCCTCTTGCGCTGCCGACAAAATGATCGGCGCCGCCGATGAAAGCGCGTTTAAAATGCTATCGGCGATTTTTGGTAGCTCGCCAAGCAAGGAAACGAGCGTCGGGCCGATCGCCTGCACAATTCCGAGAAATAGCGTTTTTGCTGCTTCCAAAATTTGCGGCACAAATCCGACCAAATTTTGCACAAGTCCGCTTAACATTTCCGCGAGCTTCGGCAAAATTTGCGGCAAGAGCTCGCCAAATTTTGAAATAACGCCCGTCGCCAAATCTCCGAATTTTGAAAGCAAGCCGTCGACAACGCCGCCGATCTGCTCCGCGCCTCCTGCTATATCGCCCGAAAAAACCGTCTGCAAGGCGCTTGCGAGGTCCTTTATATACGGCAAAAGGCCGTTTAAAAGCGTTGCGGCGAGGCCCTTAAAAATAGTATTAAGAGGCTCGGCAACTGCTCCAAGCTCGGCCGTTGCGTCCGTGAGGTCCGCTTGCGCTTTGTTCGCCGCGATAATCTCTTTATTATTCTCGGCGTATGCGTCCGCGGCCTCTCCGTAAAGGCCCGTGAGCGTCTCTTGAATATACGCGGCGCGCTCTTCCTCGGTTGCGAGGGTTGCAAGGTGCGCGTTGTATTCTTCAAGGTTTACGCCCTGCCATTCGAGAGCGTCGGCAAGGACGCCCTGCACCTCGCCCATTGCGGCGGTTGCTGCCATGCCTTCGGCTAAACCCTCGGTCGGTATGCTGTCGCCGTATGTACCCATAACGCCCGTTAAAATGCGGGTGTTTTTTGCGAGGTCCGCTTCGGTTTTTGAAAATTGCGCGAGCTGTTGCGCTGCCTCGGTTGCTCGGCCGCTATCACCCAAAACGCCGTATAATTCCTCGTATGTCTTTTCGGCTGCTTCGGCGCTGTGTCCCGTCGTTTGAAACGCGGTGTCGAGCTTCGCCATTTCGTTTCTATATTCGCGCGTGCTCTCCGCAAGCGCGACGAAAGAGCCAACGACGCCCACGGCGGCGGCCCCTATTCCTGCAAGGCCTTTAACAAAGCCGCCGAATTTTCCCGAGGCGGTTTCCGCCTCTTTCGCGGTTTCTGCAAGCTCTTTGTTTATTGCGTCGAGCTCGTCGCGGGTTTCGACGCCCGCGTCTTTCAACTCTTGCAAACTGTCGGTATATTTTCCGATGTCCTTTTCTGTCGCGCTTACTTTTGCCCGCTGATTATTTATAGCAATCGCGAGCTTTTGCGCCTCGGCGGTGTTTTCTTTACCCGCCGCGACCATTTCCTCGTATGCGCTTTCGAGGTTGCCGAGCTTGCCCTTTTCCGCTTCAAGGATTTTATTTAATTGCGTGATCTTTGCCGTGAGGCCGTCTTGCGATCTGCTCCAATTATCGAGCCCCGCGACGGCGTTTTTAAACTCCGAATTAACGGTCCCGATATATCGGTTTAAATCCTGCGTGCTTTTTGAAAAATTGCTTATATCGGCTTTAAAGACGGTTGTTATTGTGTTTTGTTCGTCTGCCATACGTTCCCACCTCCTTTAATGCCATGTGGCGTTCCACGAATAAACGCGCTCGGTGGCCTCGCCTCTTGCGCCGTTGTCGCCGCCTTCTTTTCCCTCTCGGTCCGCTTGTATAACGGCGTCGATGTAAAGATCGAAAACGGCGCGCGTCGGGCGCTCTAAAAGATCAAAAGGCGAAAGCGCGGGAAAGCGAGCGCATAACGTCGTTACAACGTCAAAAAGCGTCTCGTCTATCGTTTTTTCATTTGTGGCGGGGGCAGGATTTACCCCCGCCGCTTTTAGTTTTTTTCGACGCGCTCCATTTCGGCGTTACTGTCGCCTTTGACCGCGGCAATAATGCCGTTTAATTCGTTCGGGTCGATAAAGTCGAGCTCTTCCTTTGTGAAATCGGGGAAAATAGCCCGCAACATATCGACAAGCAGGTCCTCCTGCTCTTCAAACGATTTATTTTCCGCCTGCTTCGCAAGGGCGAGAGCCTTTTTGCTCACGCCGTAAAGAAGGCGGCGGCATTCGTAAACCTTCGTGGGCTTGTCACTCTCGCAATTTTCATAAATTCCGAGTTTCAAGATCATTTTTTATCGCTCCTTTACGTTGTCGGCGTTGCTGCGAAAAGCTGCGTCACGTTATCCCACGTGACAACCTGCGCAAACCATTTGTCTACGTCCATTCCCTCCGTTACCGAAAGGCAAATAGACGGGTTTTTCTTTTTCGTGGACGCCCACGGCTTCTCGGGGGAAAGAATGTCAAACGCGATCTGCTGCCCCTCGCTCGCGGTTTCGCCCGTTGCCATTGTGTTTGCGGTGACGTCGGGGCGCTTCTGTGCGATCGTACGGAAAGCCCATACGAGCTCGCACGGCTCGTCCTCCTTGCCGTCGTGCAAAGCGTAGCCAATAGCGACCTCGACCTCTTCCGCGTCGGGGTTTACTCCGTATGCTACCGTGTCGCCGACCTTAACGAGCGTATCGTCGAAAAGCTCGGCCAATACGTCAAGGGGAATAGGGAACGTGTCAAACGTGCGCACGTCGTTAATGCCGCTTTTGGTGGTATATTGCGGGTGATTATCCGCATGCACCTTTTCTGTCGTCTGTTCAACGGTGTTGCTTACCGCCTTACACGGCGCGATCTGCTTCGGCGTGCCGTAAGTTACCTCACCCTCCGCCGATACCGTGCGGAGCGCATAATAAAGACGAGAGCAACCTCTGTATTGCTTTTTCATTTTTTAACCCTCCAAATTTTCAATAAATACAACGTCCACGGCCCGCGCGTCGTAGCCTTCAAAAGCTCCCGAGGCGTCGTAGCCCTGCCCGCTGATTGAATAGCCGCGCTTTTTAAGCGCGTTTATAACGGCTTGCAAGCCGCTAAAAATTTTTGTTTTGTCGGTCGTATAAAAAACGAGCGACCATTCGTGACGGCATTCTCTCGGCTTGTTATCCGCGTGTAAAATGTCGCCGCTGTAATCTTGCCAAATCGTTACAAACGTTTCGTCAAGATTTTCGGGGGCCGTGCCCTGCTGATACACGGGAAAGCCCGCCGCCCCTGCGTCTTTGTAAATGTCAACCATTGCCGCCGCCCTCCATTATTTCGCGCATTACGGCGTTAAATTCCGCCGCCTGCACCTCGTCGACCTTCTTTCGCACCTTGCCCTTTACCTTTATCGCATTTTTAAGCTGCGTATCGGGTTTTATATGCGGGGCTCCGTGCATGAGAATAGCAACCTCGGGGGCTTTCGCAAGTGAAACACCGATCTTTGCGGCGGCCTGCGTGCCTTCCCACGTTACGGGCGCGGCTGCAACCTCTGCCGCCGATTTACGGGCGCGGCCTTTTGAGCCTTTAACGCCCGCCGTAAACGAATAACGGCTTTTATTCATTGCCTCCGCGACCTCCGCGTTTGCAATTTCCGCGCTTTTGGCGAGCGCGTTTTCGGTTGCCTTTTTTAATGCGGCCTCCCCGCCTGCTTCGCTGATACGCTCCGCAAGGTCGAGAAAGCCGTCAAAGTCAAGCGAAAATTTGCTCCGTGCCATTTATGCGCCCCCCTTTATTGCTTCAAGGTTGCAAACGTGGTAACGGCGGCGGCCCTCCACGTTTTCGGGCGCGCCCTTTATCTCATACGGAGTCCCGTCTATAATAAGACGGTCGCCGCCTTCGAGGTCTGCCTTGTACCACGTGGAAAAGGTTGTTTCTTTGTGAATAACCAAAACGCCGTTAGACGTCATTTCGCGCGTGCCTTTTTGCTTGAATTTTCCGCGAATATGCGGGCGGGGTGCGTCGATATATTCCTTATGCCCCCGCCCGTACACGGTCGAATATGTCGGCTTTTGGTGCGTCGCGGGCGTTACCATTTCGGAAAGCCTGCAAGGTTTAAACATTGCTTTCGCCTCCCTCTCGGTCCTCGCTCTTCGGGTGATTGACGCGCAAGCTCGCAATAATGCTTTCGCTCGTCTTTGAAAGCTCGCCGTCCTCCACCATGTCCGTTACGATCTTACCGAGAATATAGGCGGAGGCGTCGCCGTTTATATACTTTTCCGAAACGCCGCGCTCGCGTAAAAGGTTTTTTGCAAATTCCGACCAATCGGAAACAAAACCGCCCTGCCCGCTGTCGCCAACGTTCGTCATGTTTGAAATTATTTCAATGTGCGATCTCTCCGCCATTTCGTCCTCCCGTTACTGTTTCAATCGAAACAAAGTTATTTTTTCGCCACGTATTGACGCGGTTTAGGCGTGCTTTACAACGACAAAGCCGCCCTTCTGTACCACGTCGCCGCCGAGCATAACGGCGCCGCGAATAGCAAGAAGGCCCGCGTTAAACTTGTAATCTTCGGAAACCTTAACCTCGTAATCTCCGAAAAGGGCAAGCTCGAAAGCCGTCTGCGGCGCGCCGTAGAACATCGTCTTTGTTTCGGCCTCGGCCGTTGCGTGGGCGGTTGCGTTGCTGTTAATGCAATATTTAACAGAAAGGCCGCCGTCCTTAATAATGCCCGTGTTCGGGTTGCTTGCGTCGGGCGTGATCTCGTAAACCGCCTTTTTCTCATTCGAGCCGCGAACGTCGCCGAATGCGACAAGGTCCGCCTTGTTAAGGAAGAGCACCGCGCCACCGACGACGTTTTCGTCGCCGCCATACGAAAGGGCAATCTTGCGGAGCGTGTCCGCACCGATCGCGGGAATAGTAAGCTCTTCGTTGATCTCGCTTGCAAGAATGGCCGCCGTGATCTTTGCGGCTGCTCTCTTTCTCAAAGCAACAAGCGCGCTTCCCTTCACCTTGCCTTCATAGTCAAGGGGCGTCTGCTTCTGTACCTCTTCGGAAACGTAAGAAATAACGGTTTCCTTCTCGGGCTTGATATCTACAAATCCGAACGTCGGGTCGCTTTCGTGATAATTTGCGCCCTCGGCGGTTGCGGTCGCCGCGGCGTCGGTGTCCTCGTATGCGACCTTATACGCGCCCATGCCCTGCGCGTTCGTTACCTTTACAAGGTCAACGATCGAGGAAACAGAATTAAAATTTTCGTTAATTCCGCTAACCTCGGTAGGGGTTGCGATTTTGCCACTCGAAACAAGGACGGCGCGAGCTTCGCTGTTTGCAATGTCCATGCGGCCGCTGTCGGCGAAAGCCTTTGCGCGCTTCTCTGCCTCTGCGTTGTCGTCGGGCTTGCCGCCGCGGGTTTCCGTGATCTTGTTAAGGTTGCCCGAGCGTGCGCCCTCTCCTGCGCCTTCGCCCTCTCCTGCGGGCTCGTCGGCCTCGGCGTACATCTGTTTAAGGTTTTCGAGTTCGGCGATCAATGCGTCAATGTCCTCGGAAAGCCCGCGCAATTCCGCGACGTCCTCCGAAACCTTCACCTTGTCGCGCAGCTGCGCGAGCTTTGCTTCCTTCTCTGCGATCATTCTTTTGAGCTTTTCTTTCATTTTTTGATACCTCCAAATTTAAATAAAATTTCGTTTCGCAGCTTTAATGCGGCGAGCTGCTCGCCGTTTTTGTTGCCGCGGTTATCCAACCGCGCGCGGTAGTTATCCAACGCCCGCTTGTCGCTATCCAACGACCGACTATCTATGTTAGTTCCCCCGTATGCGGGGAAATTAACAGCGCTTACCTCGATCACCTTTGAAACCTTTATAATTTCGCGGTAATCCTTGCCGTCCTTCGTGCTCCATTTCTGCCCGTCCTCGGTGACGTAAAAGCAAAAGCTCATGCCGTCCATGTCTCCGCGAGAAATCGCGGAATAAAGGGCGCGGGCCTGCTCGTTGTTTTCGGTGTCAAGATCGGCCTTTATATTTATACCGTTCTCGTCAACCGAAAGCTGCATTGTATTCGGCTTGTCGCTCTTGTTATTCCGACGCGACCGCGCAAGCGCTATGCCGTCGAAATTGTGATTTACAAGCAGCCGCACGTCGTCAAAGTCGCACTCGTCAAACGCTCCCGCGCGTATGACCTCGACAAATTCGCCGAAAAAGTCGCGTATAACCGTTTCCTGCTCATACACGGCCGCGAGGCCTTCGACGATATGCCCCGCGTTTTGATCGTCCGCGCCCGCTGCGCGGAATTGCGCGGTATATCCACGCTGCACGAAATAGTCGTTTCTTTTATTCTGTTTGTTCTGTGCCATTGTCTGCACCTCCCTTTGTGCCTTCGTTGTTTGCGTTTCCTGCGTCGTTATCGTCCGCGGCGGGTTTTCCCTCGTCTATTGAGTTATAACCGCGTGGGCGGGCGTCTCCGCCTTCCACGGGCGGCTTGCCGAACATTTCGCGGACCTCGTTTACACTCCAAACGCCCATAGCGTTCGTTGCGCCCAAAAGTGAAATTTTTTCGTTTGTGCTCATGAGCTCTATTTTGTTTGGATAAAAAATA